TACGTCTACAACAGCCGTTAGCTGCCCCGAATAGTCGCCATCAACAGTAATCGTGCCACCATTGTTCTTTTTGACAAGCTTGACCAAACCCATTCTTGGGCTGTACTGACGGCCCTCCCCGTCCTGGTCCTGCTTGCGTACTTCTTTTAAAAGATCCTCATCTCCTATATCAATGTTGCGGTCCCTGTCGCCAACAATTTTAATTCGACGTAGCGTAAGCGCATGAGCCTGACTGTTTTCAATGCCGTCAATAATACTGACAGTCTGGTAATTTACTCTGTAACCGTTGCCATTTGGAATCGCCCCATGCATTCCAAATTGCGTGTTATTGGCTGGAGAATATGCGTGACAAAAATCTGCAGCTTTATCAGACTCATTGCTGGGACACAAAAACATATCATCATCAGAAGCAGCATCCCCGCTGGGGTCTCCAGAGTCTGCGCCGCCTTGCGTTCCATGAGCCAGATTTGCGGCTCTTATTCGGCTTCTTCCAGAAACGGTTGAATTTCTTTTCCAGTAAAAAGCAAAGAAATCTTGGTGAATAGCGTCTAACGCATTGTTGCCGAGAAAAATACCCTCAAGATCCGGTTTTGCAATACCGTCAGGGGCGATGTCGTCACCGAAGCCTTGTTCGCCAACCACGAACATCAGCTTGGCTGACTGCTGCGTTCCATGGCTAAACATCCGTGACCACACCAGCTTTGGCGTGACAAGCATTCCGCCAACCCTTGAAGCTTCGTCGTAGAGACCAAAGATGATCGGAACGGGCGAACCGTAATCTGCAAGCTCTGTAATCGTGTCAAAGCCTCGACTTTGCGTAAAACGGCTGCCAGCGTTGACACTTCCAAGATCAAGCTGCGACCGCTTTGATGCCTCAGGCATCTTCGGTTTTGGTGTCAGTAAATAAGAAACACCAGTCAGCACAAGGCCAATGGCCACATTTGTAAGAATTATTGCTGTTGCGCCTTTTGCTGCACCACCGCCTAAATAAGTTGCAGCTATAACCGCTCCAGAAGTTACAAGGGCGTTTTGAATGTTAGGGATATGTTCATACTCCAGTGGTCTTACCGCGCCTCGTCTCCTTGCTTCAGCAGCAAATCTTTTATATTCCTCTTCTGTTACACCAATGGTTTTAATTAACTGCTTTTCGTACGGAAGCAGTGGTATGTCAAAAACATTTGGGCCGAAGACCACTGTGTTTTCTCTAGCGCCGGGTGAACGTAAAGAATGCCCGCCTGCCACATCACTGCGAATGTCCAAGACCGCTCCGGCAGCAACAAGATGTCCCCATCATACTGAGGCCGATCTACGCGGGAACCCCAACGCATAAGGTCACGGCAGATCTCCCACTTGCTCGCTTCGTACCAAGACTGCTTAAACGGTGGCGCTTCAATGCCCATCCGCTCCAATGCCTGGTAACACAGATGGATACAGTCGATAGAGCCGTCACTGCCGTCAGCACCAAAGCGATACGGCATTCCGATTAAATCAACGCAGTCGGACATTACTGGTGACCGGTAAGTTGCCAACCATGCGTTGCGTCAATGAACGCCTTGGCACGTCCGTTCCAACAGCATCCAAGACAGAACTTAGCTCTAAGTTAAGTGAGGTGCTGTCCCATTGTCCGCCAGTGACTTGGCCGGTATAGGTGTGAACGGTGGTATGTGTTGCTGTAAGACCTGATTCAGGGTCAGAATCCTCAATGACCAACACTTCGACCTCCATCAAATAACTACCTTCAATGGCGTTGACACCCCAAGAGCGTGATAAATCGTTATTGGGGAAAACCAGTGAAGCTTCAAGCCCATCGCCTGTGCGATTAACGGTAATACCAGAAAAACCAAACGGAACGAACTGATATTCGTCACCGTTGTGCGTCATCTGTTTACCGATGAAAAAGTTTTGAAACCGAAAGTCAACAGTGTCCCTGGGCGTAATCCTTAGGACGTGGCCGAAAGCAAATTGCGTCACATCCCTAACCTCTTACGAGTGCCGCTGCTCATCTGCAACCGCTTCAGTGTCTTCTGCTCTCCCTGTTTAGCACCCTCGTCAGCAGCTCGCCTCATGCCAGCTTGGAACTGATCAGCGGTCACATAGTCAACGCTGTTGATACGCTCCACGGTGTAGCGAACGTCGATTGGTGCGGCAACTGCAACTCCGCCACCTTCGCCTGACGTTCCAGAGCCCCCTGCACCCGGGACGACTGCAGCACCGCGAGCACCGCGCGAATACCGCGCCATGCTTTCACGCATCTTATTTTCTGGAATGACGTACTCGCCTTGACCGCCTTCACCAACAAGCGCACGAGTAGGGCTGGAGACAAACCCACCCTGCGCCATTGGGAATACAGAAGGGCTAACAGAGTTAAGAGCCGTTTTGATTCCAAACTGCAAGAACATCTTGCCGACATCCTTGAGAAGGCTGGAAACGATTGATTGCAAGCTCTTTGTGCCATCAATGGCAGCCATGATCCCGTCAACCAGTGCGTTTTCAATGGCGGAACCAACCTGTTGATATAACTTCTCAAGCCTTTCAACTTGTTTTACTTGCTCTTCCAGTGCAGCATTTTTCCTGACAGCAGCCTCAACATCTTTTTCGTTTAAGCCCTCAACTGACCTGAGAATCTTTTCGATCTCCAACTGCAAGCGGACTTCTTCTTCTTTTCCTTCCAGCTTGCCTTCAAGCAATCTCCTCTGATCCTCCAAAGGCCTCAGAACGTCTTCTTGAGCTTCTTTTAGTTTTATAGCTTTTTGAAGATCTTCACCTAACGCTTTGCCTATAGCATCGCCTTTTCTTGCCTCAAACAATTTGTTAGTAGCGTCAGTAGCCGCTAAACGCTCTTCTGTTGTAGCAGATTCAAGCTTATTGATTTTATCTATCTCCGTAGCGCGTTCAAAATCAAGCTTCTTCAGCTCTCTCGCAAGGCTGCCTTCTTGCTGCATGATTTGCAGCTTTTCTTGTGCTTTTCTAAGTGCTGCAGCCGCTTTTTCTGAATCTGTTACACCTCCTGCCGCTTTACTCCCTGGAGGCGTGATTGTTCTTAAATCTTCTTTGGTAACAGCAATTTTAGGCGTGAGCCCTGCTTTTTCTGCAAGCTCTAAGCCTGTTAACGCCCCAGCTTCTGTAAGAGGTCCGGTCGGGTCAAACCCTTTGCGAATTTGCTGCGAAGTAAGCTGCCTTGTTCCCCTAACTTGCGCTTCAATAGCCTGAATTTGAGCTATCTGCTCAGCAGTTCCACTCTTTAATACTCTATTCCTAACTGCCACAAAATCTTGCTGAGCCGTAGGCTTAAGGCCTTCATTTACAGCTCCAAGGATTTTATTTACAAGTTCTAAGAAGCCATTTAAGGGGCCTGAAATTAAAATTTGAAGCTGAGTCGTCAGCTGATTCCACAGCTTTGTCGTCTCATCCGTAGTGGCTCCCAAGTCTTGAAGCGCAATAAGGCCAGATGTTCCAATGACATCTGTAAGCTCGTTCGTAAGGAGTGTGGCAAGCTCTTGTACTTTTCCCTGCTTCTCAAGTTCAGCGGCAAGATTTTCAGCCTCCGCGCTACTGAACAAAGATTTTTCACGAACAAACTCAAGGGCTCCTCCCGTAGACTGCAATGCTTGCCCAGCCTGAGCAGCGCTTACTGCAAATGCTTCTATTTGACTTGCAAGCGCAGAAGCAGCAATAGCACCGCCAAGTCCTGCCGCTCCACCGCCAATACCGCCAGCCAAAGCTTGAAGTGGGCCGCCGCCAAACAACAGCGGAAAACCCCCTCCTGTGGCTATATCTCTAAAACGAGTTGACTGCCGCATTCTGCTAAAAAACCCAGGTCTTTGTTTTGGACCTATAGGGTCTCTATACATAGTTGTTGGCACGCCTTTCATGCTTGATGTGTCGCTTAACTGTCGGTTTACTTCTGCAATACGAGCAGCTAACTCTCTAAACATCTCACTGCCTCTATCCACATCGACTAAAACATTTTCAAGCGCATTTCCGTAAGCATTGAGCGCGTTAGTTGTATTTGCTGGCTTAAACGCAAGTAAATCTTGAATAGAAGCGCCTCTGGCAAATGAGACGCCACCGCCTCCTCGCGCCATTAAATTGAACGTTTCAGCAGTTGCTTTTGCTTCTCGATTTAAGGCTTTTAACTCGCCAAAAGCTGCTGAAAAATTAGTTTTTACAATCGCTTGAGTAAAAGTTGTCCACCCATCTTTAGCCTTTTTAGCTCCTGCCCTATAAGCTCGAAACTGCTTTTCTTGCTCTCTTAAAGCAGCAGTGCCTTTTTCTAAAATACCAGTCTGTTCATTAAACGCTTTTGCGGCGTCTAAAGCTGCTTTCTTGTTTGCGTTTATCTCGTCCTTTGCTGCCCTTCGCGCTTCAGAAACTTTTTTCTGACTAACGGTTCCGCTTTTTTGTATATCTATTAAGTCTTTTTCAATGGCTCGCAGCTGCTTAAGCTGCTGAGTCAATTTTGTTAAGGGGCCAGACTGTACGTTTACGCCGATGTTAATGCCATAATCGGCCATGGCTAAACGTACAGCGACTACTCGGCTCAGTCTATCGCGCTGACATCGCTCTGGCTCCTCTGCTGGAACGCGCACGATCCATGACCTTTTCCTCCTCCTCTGCTTTTATTTCGTAAAACGCTGCCCAGCCAAGCATTTCTTCTACGGTGAGCTGCTCAGCAAGAGCTGAAACAGTCATTCCTAGCTCCTTTGCCAGGAAGTAGAGAAACAGCCAGTCTTTACTTGCTTTTTAGGTCTGCCTTCGCTTCCTCCACTTTGCTTTCTGCGCCTGAGGACATCATCGCCAGTTGAATTTCCTGCAAAACGGCTGCTTCAACTGAATTCTTAAGAACAGCTTTTTCTCCATCCTGGAACAAACGATTGCCGTCCGCATCCAAAGCCTTGCGGATCATCAAAATCAACGCGAACTCGTTGCCATCGTCAGAGTCAGAATTCTTCTGAATTGACTCGCGTTCAGCAATTGTCAGAGGGTGCCAGTAAACCTCCAACACCACTTCCCCGTCTTGCTCAACTGCGTGTTTGTAAAGCTGACTGACGCCAAACTTGTTGCGAAGAAGCTCTACAGCTCGCATGAAAGACTAATGTGCTTTAAATACAATACTACGCTGTTGCCGTAAATTGGCAAGAAATTACCCCAACGAAGTGCGATCTGTCTTCAATGTTCAACGGTGTAGGCCCAACGATGTCCAGCACTCTGGGCTTACTGCTAAACGTATCGGTGTAACCACTGGCGTTCACCGAGGTCAATCCATCAATAACTGACTCGCTGATCGCTGAAAGCGCTGCCGTACCAGCTGATTTGGGCACATACACGTTGCACTGGATCGTTCCAGCGTAATAATCCTGGGCCGCTCCTTGGTTTTGGAGCGTGGACTGCCCAAAATTAACCGTCATCAAAATGTACTTTTTAGTCTTGCCGGGCGTCGTGAAGGCCACGTTGTCGTAGACCATCAACACCGTGTCATCAGCTGCTGCAACAGCATCCGTTACGGCTTTCTCAAAAGCAGCGCGAGCGTTTACAAGAGTCATTGCGCTACCTCGTTGTAGTCAATATAAGTCCGACCCTTGAACGAGCCGAACTTACCGACACCGCCTCTGCCCGCAACAGAAACCAACGCTCTACGACGCTCCTTGAAGTTACTTCTGACAAGTTTTGCCATCTCTGGACTTTGAACAAAACGCTGAACTCTTCCGTCCTCTAGCGCCCAAACCGCGTACTTAACTTTATTGCCGATAAAAACACGCCTCTTGTAGTTAAAATTTTGGTCAGGTGGGTAGAATCGAGGGTCAATTTTGTACTCCTTGTTATTGCGATCAGCGTCTTTTTTCTTTTTGATGCTGAGCCATGGCTCTTCGAGCTTGTCTGTAGGTTGAATTTTGCTTCTACCTGCTTGCCAACTTGATGCGAAGAAGCCCGTATAAACAGGACTACGATCTGTAGTTGCCAGTTCTCGCATGATCTCGCGAGTAAGCAAATTGAAGCTCTCCTGCATGTGAGCTTCAAGGTCAGGCATGATCTGGTCCGTGCCAGCGCGTTTAGCCACTAGAACCTCACCAACAGCTGATACAGATATTCTTGATCACCCTTAAACGTCCGAATGTCTGTAATCTGAGCAACGCGGTTAGATCCTGCATATTTCAGCGTTACCGTGTCCTCAAATGTGGGCTGGTTGTCTCCAATTTGATCTGGAGTGATATACAAACGAGCCTTGCGCTCCTCACGCCCTTCTTCCTCTTCAGCATCAACAAACTCAACTGGCACGTCAAACGAATAAGCCGTGTCAGTCGTTGTCAGCGCTCCAGTGCTGGTGTTGTAAGTCGGAGATGCCTTGCGGGTGTACGTGATCGTGTGGTCAAACGACTTGCCCAGATCCGCAACAACCTGCTTGGCAACGCTTTTAAACAGACTGTCGAGCGCTCCAGCCATCTCAACCCCTCACAGTGCGGACTTGATACGAACCGCTGCCGCCCAAACAGTAAGCGCCGAGATAAGACTGAAGCCAAGGATAAACGTCGAATACGTTGTTAACAGTTCCAGTAGCCTGACTAGAAGTGTTG